ACCTTCAGTATCATCTGAAGAGAAACTAAGAAGATTATTAGCAACACCAGCAATAATTACCTGGCCGACAGAGTTGGCCGTGTAGTCTACTGTGCCTACAAAATTACCAACACGTTTCTTAGATTCTGCATAAAGGTCAAAGCTTAAATTGCTATTAAGCTGGCCATCTATGATATTGATTGCTGATGATTGTAAAGTAGGTGTGATTGGATATACAACTGCGCCGAATGATTCTGCTATAATCTTTACATCGCCTTCAGCACTTAATGAGAACCCAACCTCACCTTCAGGATAAGTAACAGTACCTGCAATATCTACTTCACCAGTGGTAGGCTGAGTTGTCTCGAACGAGAGGGTAGCATTCATCTGCCCCCAAATTTCTTTGAGACCTTCAGATTCTAATGTAAATGCCAGCGTTTTTTCTAAAGAAGCTTCGATGCCAGGTTGATCCTGAGCTGAAGGTGCTGCCGCTGGAGGAATAAATCCTAACATCTGTTTTTACCTCTTAGACGCTTCCATAAACTGTTCCTGTCCATGTTCCTTGAGTAAAAGTTCCACTTATAGCAGCACCACCGGCGCCACCGGTACCGCCACCGCCGTTTCCTCCAGCTGCGCCCCAGCCTCCGCCAGATCCTGCTGCTGTAGTAGAACTACGAGAATCTGATCCGCCGGTAGTGCCTGGATTTCCCGCAGAACCGCCCGCTGCGCCAGAAATACTATTACTTGAGCCAGATCCAGCATTGCTTAAAAAACCACCAGTACCTCCAGTGCCTGGCAAAATACGTCCGCCAGCGCCCCCGCCACCATTAAAGCTCGTGCCTTCATCCCAGAATGTTACTCCAGAACCACCACCTGCGCCACCGCCGTGACCGCCTTCCGTACCTCTAGCGCCGTTAGGACCATCTGTTCCTACATTTCCAACTGATCCACCAGCATTACCAGAAGGTCCTCCAGATCCGCCGCCTGCACCACCACCGCCGCCTGCTCTCCATCCATAGGCTGCACTAGAGCTTGCTCCGCCACCACCGCCGCCTGCGATGAAGGCACCGGCTAAATTATTAATAGTAACAGAATCAGACGTAGTTATGATAATAGCATCGCCGCCATTACCGCCATTACCGGCACCACCGCCGGCACCACCTTTACCTATAATATAGCCTTCATTATTAATAGTAACACCGTTTGGGAAGGATCCAGCAATAGTCAATCCTGCGCCATTAATATCATTAGACCAAACATAAACTCCAGAAGATATATTTAAGGTTACGGCAGAAGTTCCATCCCAGCCTTGCGCAGTAGCATAAGTTGCAAGATCCATCTCTTGAGTGTTTGTAGAAACAGTGAAGCCAGCAGATGCGCCATAAAACTGGTTGAAACTAGATGCAGAACCAGAAGCTTTACCTATAAGGTCTCTAATATCTTGGTCATTAAGAGTACACAGAGTTCCACTGGTACCTCCAGCTTCTATGTGCAGGTCATTGATAGAAATTGCACCTGATGCTTGTAGAGCCATTAGACTGTTCCATAACCGGTCACGTTACCTGTCACTGTTAGATTACCGTTGGAATCTATTTTCATTTTATTAGAACCGCTGTGAGAGAATATAAGCTCACCAGACACAGACGTTATAGTCCAGTCACCCATGCTAACCTGCATTTCTCCAGTTGACGAGATAATTTGATACCCGCTTACGTTCGTATTAATTTGGAGTGTATCAGTGCCGTTTGTTACTGTAACGGCGCCGGCAGATCCTGTAGTAGTTTTAAGTTCAATACCAGTAGATTTTGTAGCAAATCTTTGCGTTCCGTAATGGAAAAGCTGAGCCTCACCACTAGATCCATCAGCTTTGAAATATTCTGAGCCACCATATGAATTATCAGATCGAGATCCTAAGATTCTTACATCATGAGAAGCTCCAACTCCTGCTGCCCATAATACAAGATCTCCGTGCCAACTTCTAATATAGCCACTGCTATTTAAATGTTGAATCTCTAAATCGGGACATTGAGTGTTTGTTCCAAGAATATTAACAAGGCCGCCAGCTCCCATATTAATAGAAGATGTATCACTGAAAGTAGCATCTACGTTACCGCCAAAATTTAAATAACCATTAACAACATCTGTTCTATCAGATTGAGTTAATAATCTCCAGCTACCCGCATGGCTAATTATAGCTTGACCCGTAGAGCTTGCTTTAATTATTTCTTGACTAGATGCATTTTGAATAAACAAATCTTGCGCTTGAATATACAATGATTCATTTAGCGATCTAATAACGTTGTTTCCGCCGTAGTTTGACTCATGCGCGATTTCCATGTCGCTACCAGCGCCAAAATAGATATAATCATAGTCTCCCATGCGGATATGCTTGTTATTTGAATCTAAATCACCACCAAGTTGTGGTGTCGTATCTTCTACAACATTAGAAATGGCGCTCAGGTTTGTTAAACCGCTACCATCACCGCTAAATGCTGTTGCGGTAGCTGTACCTGTTATTGTGACACCACTTGCGTTTGTTGCTAACTTTACTCCACCATCGGCACCACCGTTTGTGCTATAATCACCCCAATGCATTTCAGCAGCACCAGTTGATCCGTCTGCTACAAAGTAGTTAGCAATGCCTCCAGATCCATTATCAGTTTGGATCTTAACATCGTAGTCATTAGCACTGTTACGAATTGTAAGATCCCAATTTATATTTTCTATATAAGTGTTACCAAAGTGATAGATTTTAAGATCATTTGAAGCACCAAAAGTTAACATATTAGTGGTACTTCCATTGCTGTCACCAAAATTGATTTGATTACCGTTTGTATCAAGAGCACCACCAAGCTGTGGAGTAGTATCTTGTACAAGACTTGTAAATGATTCAGACGTTAGATATCCAGCAGCCGAATGGTCTCCCCAGCCATATGCCGTGTTCCAGTTTGCGCTATTGTCCGTAACAATAGAGTAGGAACCTGCAGTTGAGCCTCGTTTCATAAGACCTTGCGATGTAAAATCACCATCAACAACTACATCAGCGTGTGAAGTTTGGGATGTAAGATAACGACCATCTAAATCCACAGTTAAAGCTGTTAAGCCAGATCTATTAACAGTTAATATTCCGTTTGTAGTATTAAATGATAGACTTGACGCATAGTTGTTTGTATCAGTATAACTTGTAAGATAACCTTGTGTCGAATGGTCTCCCCAGCTATATGCAGTATTCCAGTTAGCACTATTATCTGTAACAATAGAGTAGGAACCAGCCGAAGCTCCTCTTTTCATAAGTCCTTGAGAACCAAAGTCGCCGTCAACAACTACGTCGGCATGAGATGTTTGGCTTGTTAAGTAACCAACCTGTGCATGATCGCCCCAGCCATGTGCTGTGTCTGCCTTAGTGCCTTGGGCAGCCGTTGCATAATCTGTAGATGCGGTAGTTGCAGCAGTTCCTAAACCTAAGTTAGTTCTTGCTGTCGCAGCATTAGTTAGATCTGATAGGTTTGAAGCTTTAGCAAGTTTTGTGCCAATATTAGTTGCAGTCGTGGTTGCAAAGTTTGCATCGTCACCTAAAGCAGCAGCCAACTCATTAAGAGTATTAAGCGCTGCTGGTGCTGAATCTACCACACCCGCTACTGCTGTATCTACATATGAGGTTGTTGCGTATCCTTCAACACCATGATCTCCCCAACTATAGGCTGTATCCCAGTTTGACGAGTTTGTAACTGCAGTATTTAGAGCAGTCGTTGTAGCATATCCTTGTGAAGCATGATTACCCCAGCTGTATGCAGTATCCCAGTTGGCTGAGTTTGCGGTCTTAGTGTTTACATAGGTGATTGTAGAATAACCTTCGACACCGTGGTCGCCCCAGCTGTATGCAGTATCCCAGTTAGATGAGTTTGTAACTGCAGTATTAAGAGCTGCTTGTGTTGCGTAGGTTTGGAGGTCTGTAATCTGACTCTCAGTAATTCTAAGATCAGTTTGGTGCTGTGTAACACTCGTATTAGATACGTAAGCATCAGGAACTATGTCCCATGTTACTACAGATGAAAGATCGTTTGTTTCTGGAGGATAGTTAATGTCACTTAACAGAGCAAACGTTCCAGAACCAGCTGGAATAGTATGAGAGTTAAGTGTACCTGTAAGAGTAATACCACCACTTACTGTAGCAATTACCTCAGATCCATCATACATAATTTTAGCAGAACCTGAAGCACCTTCAGCTTTAAAGTAAGTTGCTAATCCATTGTCTGCTGAATTTCTAGCTCTAATATTGACATCGCCATACGTACCTGCAGAAAAACTGCCAGTCTGGTTGAGATTCATATCTCCATTATTGGTAAGGATTCCAAAACCAGAACCAGTTGTAAACATATGAGCGTCAGGTATTGATGTATTAGCACCAAATTGCAAACGGTTATTTTCATCTATGGTCATCCACCCAGTGGATCCATCGATTTTAACCCAGCTAGTATTTGTTGCTGTCCAAGTTTGCTCACCTGTCCATGCAATATCATCTTCAGGCTGCAAAATATTACCTGCTAAAATTGTAGCAAATACTTGTGCATTACCTGTAAGATTAAGAGCAGTACCACCGTCAGAGCTTTCTGTTACGGTGCGCGTAAGTGTGATGGAACCCACGTCTGAATAGACGCCGGAACCAATTTCCCAATCGTTGCCATCCTCAATTACGTAACTAATAGTGTCGCCGTTCGTAACACCTGCGGCAGCGAAACTTTGATACGAACCGGCAGCTCCGTCTAATGTAAGAGTACCTGTGCCGGTGGTAGAGGTGGTCTCCTTTGCTCGGTTGACCAACTTTACCATTTTGTATTATGCTCCGCCGGCTGTAATCGTAAACGCTGTAATTTGGATCTGCTGACCGATTGCAATATTTGTGTTGTCAAGCTCCATGTCACCGCCACCTGAAGTAGCTGTGATAGTTCCCTGCATATGACACGTAGTCCCTGTGCTGTCAAAAACTCTGAAGTGACCTGCAACACCACTTGCATCTGCAGAAAGGTCCTGCCACGTGCCTGAGAGTTGCACCACGCCACCCGCTGGAGCCTGCATAAAGTCAGAAGGTAGAGTCATTGAAGCTAGAACTGTACCTGTGTTTGCTGTAGCACAGTCTGTAGGTGGGTTGTCCGTTGAGATAGTTAGAATGGGTGATGTTCCCACAGTAGTCTCAATAGCGGCCAATGTAGCGTTTCTTACCGCAGTAGATAATTGAAAAGCCATTCGCTTTCTCCTTGTTTTTTTGGGATTAAAGACATTTCATTCTTATTTATAAAGAAACGTGATTATCTTCTTTCAATATCTTCTTCAGACAAAGTATCTCCCATCCAAACTTCAATCACCTTACAAGCATTTTCACCTACATTAGTAGCTTTGTGCCACGATTTCTTGGGAATGTCGATGCTTTCGCCGGTTGAGTAAACTTTTGAAGTCTTATATCCACTCTGAAACTCAAGGTTCATTTCAAGTTTGCCATCAACAATATGCCAATGCTCAGATCTTGCAAAATGCCTTTGATCGCTTAATGATTTACCAGGATCAATAGTAAGTTCTTTTACTTTCCAATGCCCATTAGAATCAAGGTTTCGGTATTTACCCCAAAGACGTTGCGTTTCAGGTTTGTCCCAGTTAGATAGAATCCATGATGAGCTATTCTTTTTATCTTCGCCACCTACGCCAAAAACAAATTCTACATCATCAAATACCATCTCAGGAATATTGTCTTTAGTACGATCTCCGCCATTTGCAAACACGATTTCAGAATTACGTGGAAACATATCTTTTACATGTTGAATTGCAGCAATAGCGCTGTTATCGTCGTCATTAAAACCGAAAGCATTACCAACACATTTGATGTTTTCTACAATTGCCTTGCGTTCTTCAAATGGCATAAATGGCCGGCCTTTTTTACGAACCAACCATTCATCACTATTAAGACCTACACAAAGAATATCACCTAGTTCCTTAGCAGCTTTAAAGTAAGCGATATGTCCTGAATGAAGTGGATCAAATCCACCGGTAACTACAACTACTCTCATACTCTATATTCCTTCATCATATATCTCCAAGCAAAGTTTGTATCTTCTGGAGCTTTCATTCTCTCATTCATTGGTGTAAGGAATCCTGGATGAATCCACCAATCTTCATAGTTATCTGTCTCGTTAATTGCAACATCAGGTACAAATAGAACATAACCGATCTTGCTCAATATTTCACGAGACTTAGCTCTCATCTCGTCTCCCCACCAACATGCATTGTGCTGAACTTGAATTACTGTAAACTCATACTTATCAAAAGGTGTATTTTGAAGAGCAGTAATAGATGCAGAGTCTGCATTATATCTAATAAAGTCAACAAAGTTTTCTACGCAATTTGATTTAAACAACATGTTGTAATCAATTTTATCTGCTTCTGCTTGTATGATAGTAGTATTTCTCGATCTCGAAAATTGAGAACAGAATCTTTCTGAGTTGTCAACTGACAATCCTTTCCAACCAAAATCTTTTTCAAGAAGCAGAGTATTATTGTAAAGCTCAGGATGTCCTGAACCTATTTCTATAAATGTACCATGTTTCTTACCATTTGTAAAGGCCAAAACGAACATATCTTGGAAGTGTCTTGAATAATTCTTTTCAATTGATTCTTGGCCATCAAACTTCCATCTCCATTTCTCGTATAATTCTGGAGTGTATGTCAATGTACTTGGATAGCCAATATTGTTAAGAACACCAGTTACTTCATTATCTGTAACAGAGTCAAGCTTATTCTTATATTTTAGATCGAACAATAGATTCTTAGAATCATCTCTACCGTTTGTTTTCCATTCAGACATTGCATTTACATATTTCAATCCAAGCACACCTGGATAGTCAAGATCAGGGTCTACAATAGGATCGTGGTCGCAATTCAATCCCATCTTAGAATATACTAAAGCTTCTCTCCAATCACTTCTATCCATCTGCCATTTAGAATACAGGTAATATGCTTCAGGTCTTTCAGGCAAAGTTTGAATAGCCATCTTATACAAGCCACCTGTTGTATGATCTCGGTTACCAGCTCTATCAAAGATTGCAGCACCACGAAGAATAGATTTATATTGAAGCCATTTAGATTCAAAAGTGTCACCTTTTGACATATCTGCTGCTCGTAGATACCAACCAAAAGCTGCAGCGCCTTGTTTAAGCTTATCATATTCAAAAGCAAGTTTGTAGATCTTCTCAGGATTATCATAATCCATTACAACATCATTTAACAAATGTAGGTTTTCAAATTTCATATTAACCTCTCAAGAAATTCTCAAATGCTTTAAGCGGCATTCTCAATATATAAGTTGCATTATCCTGCCAACCAAATGAAATCAAAATATCTTGATCTAAAATAGCAGCACCGGTTACAAACTCAATATTGTAATCGGTATTCTTTACATGATCGTAATATGTTCCTAGAAAGTGGAAACTTCTCGACACATGAACAATGTTCCAATCATTATCCCATATTACAACTCTGTGGTTATAACAACCATCTTTTCTTTGAAAAGGATCTCGTAGTAGATTTGTTTCATGAACAATCGCCATTCTTTGCTGGTCATTGATACGAATTACTTGGGAACCACCTCTAAAATCAAATTGACTGTACTCTTTATATTTGTCCGGATCATTAACAACATCTACGCATGTTCTTTCTTCAATATCATATTTTACAAGCTGGGTGGGATTGGTCCATTTTACAAAATGGAATGGCATATCATTTACCGGCATCCAGTTCTTTTCGCAATAACTTTCATCACCATTTGGTGCAGGAATAGGATTACGAGACACTTCTTTCCATTCACCGTCAATAAACTCGATCTCTTGCATTTCCATGCGGCCTTTGCCTTTATCATCGTAACAGTCGCGACGAACACCGCATAGGAATAGACGATCGTCCCACTCAAATAGTCGGCAATCTTCTAGTCCAATAAAGTTCCACGTAGGTTTAGTATCGAAGGCAGATGTATTCACACGCTGAGCATTGAGCAGATCTAAATCATTATTAAGCTCGCACATAACATTGTATGTTGTAAGACTCACATCATTTTCTGGATGTACATACACCAAAGGACCCCACTGGTGGGGATACTTTTTACCTTCTGAATGATAGAGAATATAGTTGACGTGACGTATGTTTAAAAGAATCTTTCCCTTATGAAGGAAAATAGATGGATTCATTAAACCGGTTTCGCCGTGAGATCCTAAAACTTCCGTTGGCAGGATAACCGGTTTAATTGTTCCGCCTCTTTTAAGGGCATAGGTGGCTAGGCCGCCCGTGTACAGATCATGCATCTTAACTCCATAATATAAAATTCACTTAGTTCCAAGCAGGTTTAAAAGAACTCCTTGTTGCTCTATTAGTATTTATCTTATCCTGCAAAGTCTTATTCATGATTGCGACATCACCGTCTGTCATGTTAGATTCAATCCATGAAACAACATGAGATTTTTGTACTGCAGATAGTGCAATAAAATCTTCAGCCAAAGTGCTTGAAGCTGAAACATGGGTAACACCTTTGTAACTTGCTTCTGTACCGTCATCGTCAACAGCTCTGCGTTTCCAGTCAATTCTTACAATAGAATCTGAAAGGCTGGAACCATCAGAGCTCGTTTCCTCTTGTGTGGTGAGCTTGAGTATTTCCCAAGAATAGTTCATTATTCACCTATTCTGCTGGTGCGTCTGGATCTGCGTCAGATTGCGCTGGTGCTTCTTCTGCTACTACCCAAGGAGGGTTACGATCTTCTTCTAAGCCAGCGTCAATTTGTTTTTGAATTTGTTCATCAATATGAGCTTTATAAGTTGAGTCTGCATCAATTACTGCATTGATCCAACCTACTACAGTAGCTTCTTCAAGATCTTCAAAAGCTACGAAAGAACCAGCAGGCACGTTTTCTGCTGTAAAAGGAGTCGCGCCTGAAAAGGTACCTTCGTTGCCGTCTGCATCCGTTCCTGTGCGTTTCCAATATGTTTGAACAACAGCGTTGCTTAGAGTAACGCCTTCGCTATTTACCTGATCTCTAACCTTCAGGTTAGTAACAGTTGTGCTGTATGAGAAAGCCATTATTTCATCTCCATTTTGGTTAAGTTGACAACCTTATTTATTTGATTGCTTTATTTATGGTACTCTGTCTTATTTATATGTTTTAACCTCTATACAAATAAAGATCTACGGGAACACATATTCGTAATGACGAATAATACGGGTTAACATGATGATATGTAAAACTTGGAAATATCATAAAATCTCCAGTTTCTGGTTGGTGGTGATGTCTTTCAAACATAGGATCAAACCACTCATCATATCCTCTATTAGCATTACTTCTTGGATCTGAGAAAACAATATCCCCACCAGAACTCCGATCCTCTGCTAATACATAAAAGACTGCCGACAAATGAGCTCCGGAATGATTATGAATTGTCATAGAATAATCTTTGCCGTGGCCGGTTATCCATCCTTTCATCTCATACTGGCGATAGTCTGTAATCTTTTTACCTATAGTTTTATTCAAATACTCATCAAACTTTTGATAAACCATCTCTTCAAAGTCAATAATAACATCCGAGCCGTCATCCATAATGTTATAGCCGCCAAGATCGCTAGGCGGTGATTGCAAATCATACTCAGTAAGAATATGCTCAGCAAGACCGGGCACATTAAACTTACCTTTTGCTACTTGAGTAGGCCATAAGTTTTCAATAATCATATCACACCTGCGCCGGATCGTAGCCACTTTCATGGCCTTCTGTTTTCACACCATTATAAGTCATGATTCTTTCCACATCCGGGTGAATTGACAGGTTACAAACTACAGTTACTCTTTCATTACCAAAGTATTGAGTGACATTGTGCCAGATATAAGTTGGGACAATAACCATTCTTCGAGCTCTCGTATCCACCTCATAGATCTGAGGATTTCTCATGCCGGGATTTGTATGAAATGACGGATCCCAAAGTTGTAGTACTCCGCCTTCCTTATCATTATCAACATCATCTAAGTAGAATAAACCATATGCTAATGAACCAGGATGTGTATGCAAAGCAATATAATCGCCTTCTTTCATGACAGGCATTTGCCCATGTTGGTTTGCTATCATTTCATCGATTTGTTGTTTTGTAAGAGTATTACCTTCATACGATTCGGCGAGCTCAAGAAAACCTTTTTTAAACTCTTCTCTCACCTTATCTAAGACTGGAAACAGCTTAATGTTTTCTTCTGTAAATAAAGGAAAAGGATCTGAGTTTACATGATATCCTGGCTCTCCAATGCCGTGCTCATAATGATGAGTCCATGTAGCATGAGCACATATTCTTAGTTCATCCATTTCTTCGTCTGTAAAAGGAAGATTATCTTTAATTAAAATGTGAGTTGGATGAATTTTTACAATACTTGGATTATCCATATTTTCACCTTTCCATAATATTAAATTCTATATTTGCCACATCTCTATTTATAGTCTTTTTTAAGTTTATCACTCTATGCCTAAATTCGTCCGTTTGATTTAAAACCACGATATCATATTTCTTTGGATATATTGTAACACGATTGGGTGAATTTTCTCTTTTGATTTCAATCCCGCCACCAGTTGATTCATCCATGTCTGTTAAATACATTAAGAAAGCTATATTAGATCCTTCTATATGATCTGTGTGCCATGTATCTGTTTGTTGATCTATACCTCTCCAAGCATCTACATTACCAAAAATAGAATCTTTGTCTTTTAAAATTAAACGATTTATTTTCTTTTGAGTTTTTCTTAAAAGCCACAAACCTATTGGCCAATAATGAATTGGATATTTCGCTCCATGATTCTTTATCATTGGACATCTATAGAACCACTTTAAATAAGTAAAGAGTCGTGGATCATTAAAATGATCGTATCCTTCTATTTGTAGCTTTTCATAATTCATTCATCTACAGATTCTAAAATCTCTTCTTTGTAATATTCATATATATCCGGCACCATACCAGTCATATCAACTTCACCGATAGCATCAAGAATAGCATCATATGTATAACGATCTTCATCGTATGGAACAAAGTAAGGATCGTGCGGTAATAGTTCTGAGTCGTTTAATGTATCATAGAAATCTTCTTCAAAATCATCACCAATCCATGTCGCATAACAAATCGCTACTACATAAGATTTAGATGGGTAGATCCATTCATCTACATATTCTTCGAAGTGGCGAACTGCTTCTGTAATAATATCCTCGCCTTCTACTAAATTAATTTCTACGTCTCTCAGATCATCTTTATATTCTGCATCTCCGTTGACCATACTGAAATATTGCTGCCTGATTTTCCATTCTTTCATTATGCCTCGTATTCCTTTAGTAATTGTGCCTTATCACAAAAATCTAGATATGCACTGGTGACTTTATAGTGATTATAGAAAAATAACTTCTTAATTCTTTCCCATATGTTTCTTTCTACCATTGGGTAACCAAACGTAAATACGATTGATTCGTAATGAGTATATTCACGATTCATTTGAATATTCCAAAACTTGGTAAGATCCTCGTCGGTGTATGGTTTATCTCTCCTGTCTGCAATAGGAGAGTTAGCGAACGAGAAATCATCGTAAACTATATGTAGGTGTATTGCGTCAGACCACCAAGGTACTGGTTTCTTTGGCCTTTCGACTGTATTTATTGCGTTGTCATACCAGTAAATATCACAACCAAGTTTATTCACTTCTTCTATAAATTCTTGCTTCTGCTCTTTTGTATTAAATACGACTCCTATATACCTGTGTCTGGAATCGTCGTGGCCTTGACAACTTGTGTATGTCAAGTAGCCTTTCTTATGTAACTCAAGTACTGCCCTCTTCACACCGGGCTCTAAATTTTTATCGATTATATCTGAGTACTGACTTACAAATGTGCTTACATATTGCCCAAGATGATCTCGGAACATGTAAGTTCTTCCGTTGACGAGATGTAGATTACCTTTTTCAAACATAGCATAACGATGACCATCTTCTACACTTCGTAAATGAGGATCGTCTTTTCTGCTATATTCTTGTTGATACTGTACTCTATACTCGTACTGCGTCTTCATTATACCATTCTAGTAGGTTGAAATAACCGTTGCAACCGTTTTGTTTTGGTGGGAATGCTACAAATTTGTAGTGCTCGGTTAAACACTTTCCAAAATATTTGCATTGCTTACATATATCTGATACACCACTGTTCTTTTCTTTTATGGTCCATTGCTCATATTCTAGAAAGGATTCCAGTTCCGTAAAGCTTTCGTTACCAAGTAGGTCGAAATCCAATACACCAAACTTGCCGCTAGGAGTAATATACACATGATCATCGCTAAAGGCGTTATAATTGCCATCTAAACATTCCTCTATCTTATCTTGATTTATGAATTGAAAGTTCTTCTCAATAGGACTATCAATCCATTTCATAATAAACTCTTCGTATTCAAGATCAGTAACATACTGCTTACGATGAGTTGTAGAGCTGAATGGTTTAATCTCTACAGCAATCAGATTGCCTAGAGTGTTAAACATATTAATCATATAGTCTACATCTTCATTTATAACATATTCTGATGCTAATGTCAATACCGAAAATGGTCTATTTAACTTAAGCATATTACCGAACACGATCATCTCTTTCTCGCGAGCACCAAAATCATATGATACAGATAGATCAATATCTTCTCTAAGAAATGATTTACGTATTGCAGAAAGATTGGTAATAATCGAGATCGTACATTCGTATTTATCTTTGATTCTATCGATCAAATCATCTAAATATGTATCAGGTAGAATACCAATCTCACCACCATAAAGATCGATGTGTGTCACAGTAGGCTTAATCTCACTTAATCGTGCCATAATTGTGTCAATAGATGTAGTTGTTCTGTCACGTAGTTGTTCTTTACTTAGATAGCAGAAATCACAATTAAAGTTACAAAAATAGGTAGGGTTAATCGATACTGAGAACATCAATTTCCTCATTCACATATGGGGTTACACTATTTGGATCTAACCCGTTAATTTCTAGAATACGAGGGGCAAGAGATTTCATATGTTTACAATGAGATTCTGCTTGCCCTTCTCGCTTCATATCACGCACTGTCTTTTTACAGCCATTGCATATTTCAAACATGGGACAACTATAACAGGCTTGCTTTAATGTTTGAATATTAAAGTCATCTTGTAGTGGAGTGGAAAATCCTCCGTTTAACTCATGTTCAAAGGAGATAGGATAATCCCTATCATCACCAAAGGAACCACAAGAATAGTAATCGCCTCCAGGATTGAAGGCCCGTATGTGTTCGTCGCATCGACGATTTTGTGGACAACTTGTTGCATTACCTTTTAACCTCCGCATCATTTGCTTGGTATTATATTCCCACTTCCACAGACCTCGATCGTAAATTTCGACGTAAGTCTCATAAATCTTACTTAGTCTGTAAGTGGACCCTTGTATACCAGAGGCCATAGCATAATTGAGTTTGCATTCGACATCCATTTCCTTAGCAAGCTCAACATTACGAATAGCATCTGGTGCATCTTCATCAGTCATAACTGCAATAAAATCTGGACGATATCCAACAAGATCTAGCATCTTATTCGATGCCAACCAGAAATCTTTCTCTGTGAAGATTGTGTAATCGCCTTTTAAACGACCTTTACCATATTGGAAACTGGTACATATTCCTAGACGTGGGTGGCGAAACAAATCTATCCACTTCTCTGGCTTTACAACAAAAGGCCATAAATTGGTTGTGAAACTAATATTCGCAGGATAGTCATGCTCATCTAAATGATCTATAATCTTCCAATAATAACTAGGTTCCACCATCAAAGGGTCGCCACCATTTACGATAATGGTGCGAGTGTGAGGATACCTCTTTAAAAATTTGAAAATATAATCATGATCCAAAAGCTTTGCTTTATTCGGATCAATATCTGTAGACGAACAGAAAGTACACTTAAAGTTGCAAGCTTCTGTCGGCTTTATTATTAGTTCCATTCAATAATTCCATCATCAAAGTTTTAGGTGCAGGACAAACGTCACCTTGCCATTCAAGTTGGTGGCAGTCGGAGTGGCAATAGGCAAATACCGGACACGAATAGCAACGTGGATCTCTTATGACTTGTTCGTCGATAATTACCTTTTGCCGCCCCTTGCTATTTATAACGTCTTCTACTGATTGTTTAATATTGCCATAATGATCGGTAGGAGCAGCGTTAGGGCAGCCAGCAATAGTACCATCCGCATTAATCGTAAATAATTTTTGTTCACAATCTCTGCAAAACGTTCCTTGGTGTAAGAGTCCTTTTTCAAATTTGTTATAGACCGTTTCCATGAAGACATCTTCAAACTCCTCTCTTATATCATAACATTCCTCATATGCTCTCATAAAGAAATCTTGAAGTGCTGCATTCGTAGGATAAAGCTTTTCGCCATATAACAAAGCATTACCATTACCGGTAATACGTTCCCAAGATATTTCCGTGATGCCAAGACCTCTCAAATAATCAATCATTTCTCGAGGAGACCTATTGACAACGTCCTTAGATAATGATACAAATGCTTTAAGAATGAATCCTTGATCTACTAAGAATCTTACGTTGTCTTCCCAAAGCTTTTCTTGCTTTTCATTTGCAAAGCGTATTGTTGGATCCCATGATGTTCCAATACGTTTACCTGTCATTACACGAGAAAAGAAATCTAATCTATCATCTGTTAACTTATATGTAAGATTAGTTGTAATACCGAATGAACCTCTTACGCCCCATACGCTTTGTACTCTATTATAGAATTCAAATAGATCTTCGGTTTTAGCAAGCATAGGCTCGCCACCGTGATATTCAAAGTGGCATATTTTTGTGCCATCATATAACTGATTAACCCAGTTAGCGGTAGCCACTGGGTCAAAGTATATTTTAGCTCCGTTGATTCCGCTTGTAAAGCAGTGGAAGCAATTTAAGTTACACGTCTCCGTGGTCTTGACGTATACACTCAGATTGCTCTGTATCGGACAAACCATAACTAAACATTAATCCTTCTCGTACATTCAATGCTCTGTGAGGAGTATCTGCGGGTATTTGCCAAAAGTCTCCCTCCTCAAGATTATGAATAACGTCGTTCACTTCAATTGTTTTATGACCAGCACTTACATGTAATAATACATCAACTGGGTCGGTATGTACACCAAAACTTGGCGATTCTTTCCAGTATCTAAAAGCATGAATGGTGCCTTCTTTAAAGCCACAAACGTGTTCGATACCTTCAACCTTTATTGTATCATTAGATTCTGCAAGCTTTACTTGTACCTTTGCTAAGTACTCATTGTAGTCATCTGATACTATTTTAACATCTTTTCCACGATTGTCAATATATAATGTGCGATCATACATATAAGCTTCATGGCTTAGTACGTATTCTTCAAAGTCTTCGTAGGACCATTTTAAATTAGGCAGTTGCATACTCTAGTTCCTTTGTTTGAGTAGGCTGAGAAAATGCCCTTACAAAGAGTTCGTTAAGAAGAATGATTTCATTATCGTCTTGTGTGAGTTCCATGATGCATTCTAATCTAGATTTGTTGCCAATAATTCTTTTCAATCCACGGGGTGGAGTGTCTGGATTCAAAATGTCTACAATATTTTCGTGCACCTCGTCAAAACCAGGAATACAATCACGAATTACAGCGTAACACATTCTGCAAAACTCTGCTGGAGTAAGAACATCTTTAAATGTGTCATAATGCTTTTGCAAAAGAATATTACCACAAACATTCATAAACCACATCTCATGAAATTCTTCGCGAGTAAATGAATAGCAAGATGCAATTGTTTTAAAGTAAGACTTTAGGCCACGATATAGACCATATCTATTATCAGCCCCGCCTTCTTCAATAACATCGGTATAGCATTCCACAACTTCAATATCATACTTTTTTATATATTCAGGATCTGTAAGTTCAGAATCTGGTAGGAACATATAGTCATGTCTCCATGAACCGTATGATTTAAAGTTATAGTAAATCTCATACTCATTATAGAAGTCATCTATAGTAGATCCAGGCATTCCTAGAATTAATTCTACGGGTGGCTTTGGATAACCTTCAACGTTGCAACGCTGATTAATATGGCGCGCGAGTGCTAACTTATCTTCTAAATTTAGATCAACTCTATTTACTACATCCATAGCTTCTTTACTAATACTTTGGATACTTACTGTTGGAACTACTGAGATATAAAGAGCTTCGCCTTCTGCTGCTTGCTTTCTTCTAATATCATCTTCCCAGTCTTCTCCATCTTGCTCACCAAAATTATCAACCATTCCACGGCTCGTATTCTGTTCATTGAATACGTGAATTGTGGTACCCATAGCCTGATTTTCTGCCGAGCCCATAAAGAACAATGCATGAGAACCTTGCTCAGGTACAAACACTTCTGAGTGCTTCTCTTCGCCTGTTCCTAACGTGTCAAACCATGCATCAACAAGTTTCTTTCTTCTTGCAAGGTCTCTTGATTTAAAAGTTGAGATGTCGGTAAGATTAAATCCATTCTTAAAGGTCCAATCAAAGATCTCGATGTCTCTTTCTAAGAATGCGCCGAAGTTTGCATCGGTAAGATAAGCATCTCGGAAGCCTGCGTCTTTCAAAGCCTCAACATCTCGCTTATAAATGTCTAGATCTTTCTTATAGATCTTAGTACCAATACCTCCGCCCCATTCACAGAATGCACACTTAAATGGACAGCCACGAGTAGATTCTAATGCCATGAATGGCTCAAGTACCTGAGTACGAGCCCACTCGCGCATTTCTTTAAGATAATCCATATGTTCTTCATAAACAGAATAATCTTGGTCTGCGATATTTAGAACACCTTTTTTATTTGAGCGCCATTCCCAAGTTACATCTTCATGTTTTGGCCATTGATTTAAATTATTAAAATATCCATCAAGCAGAGAGTTCATGAATATTTCGCCGGGCTTGGTTACCTGACAAATATAATCATATAGTTCATATCTTAGATTCATTAGTTTTGGCTCGTTACGACCAATATGAGGTCCGCCGATTACTGTAATAGCTTCTGGGTTTTGCTCTCTTACGAGCTTAGCAACCTCATCGCACATCTGATAGTTCCAAATATATGAACTAAAGCAGTATACGTCAAGAGGTTCTCCCTGCTCCATATCTTCTTTAATTTCTTGGAAAGATCGATACACGTCAAATTTGTATGTTGCAGGAACAAACTCTACTTTATCGGGATACATTCCCTCATGTTTATAATGACTTTCTAACATCATCCACGTCAAATTAGACGGCGTTTGCCAATCTGCATGAGGTGGTGACATGTAACCTAAACGTAATTTTTTACTCATTTATCTCTCTTCGAATCCACATATCTAAATAGTTCTTTGTTTATACACTCGTCCATGTCCTGCTTCATGTTTCCGGCTTTTATTCCTGAGAAACACATCATAGGACATCTTTGATAAAATTCGCATGCATGACAATTATATTTATCAAGGAAACTCGTTAAAGTATTATCAAGAAAATTATCTGGTCCGTTATGTTGGCGATAAGAAGGCGAGTTAAACTTCTTCAAATAATGAGAGCCAACACATCCTTCTGGAATAATCTTATTGTCCCAATCAATAGCAGCACCATTACCACGAGAACATATCGTATGCATCTGATGGTCTTTTGGCTGCATAAAAGGTATAATATATTCTACTTTTGGGTATTTGTCAACCAATAATTTATAAAAAGCTAAAACTTCTGATTCTAAAGGTATCTCAACGTCGTTATGTTCTGTTCCTTTAATGTATTGATCCCAAGAATAATCAAATCTGCTATATAAGTAATCATAATATTCGTCACCTGCTAGTAAAGCT